AAGGAGATCAAAACCCAGGTAAAGTACCAATACAAGAATTACCAGGAACTCAAGGTAATCAAATACAAATACTTATAGCTGCATATAACCAGTATATACAGATGATTAGAGATATTACTGGTTTAAATGAAGCTAGAGATGGTTCTGATCCTGATCCTAACTCGTTAGTTGGCGTTCAAAAACTTGCTGCGGCAAATAGTAATACAGCTACAAGACATATACTATCATCTAGCATGTACATAACTTTAGCATTAGCTGAATCTATATGTTTAAGATTTAAAGATGTATTAGAGTTTCATCCAACAAAAGAAGCATTTATAGGTGCGCTTGGTAGATTTTCAGTAGGTTCTCTAGAAGAAATGAACAATTTACATTTACATGATTTTGGTATATTTTTAGAGCTTATGCCCGATGAAGAAGAAAAATCTTTATTAGAAGCTAATATACAAGCTGCATTATCAAGAGATAGTATTAATTTAGAAGATGCTATTGACATACGTGAAATAAAAAATCTTAAACTTGCTAATCAAGTGCTTAAGATAAGACGTATAAAGAAACAGCAAATAGATCAACAAATGGCTCAAGCAGCTAGTGTTGCTCAAGCTGAAGCTCAAGGTGCTGCACAGATACAAATAGAAGAAGCAAAAGCACAAGCAGAACAAGTTAAAACAGAATCTAAAATTCAATATAGACAAGCTGATATTGAGTTTGAAATTAAAAAACTAGAAGTAGAAGCTCAAACAAAAAGAGAGCTAATGCAGTTTGAGTATGATTTAAATGTTAAATTAAAAGCATTAGAATTAGAAGCTCAAAAAGAATTAGTTGAAAAACAAAATGAAACAGCTGTTGAAGTTGCTAATTTAAAAACATCAGCTAAAAGTTTATCTGGTCCACCACAAACTGGTAAACCAGCAAAATCATTTGAGTCAAAAGGTAATGACGTGCTAGGTGGTATTGACTTATCAAGATTTGAACCTAAGTAAAAATTAAATTATTTTATTATATATTATTATGGAAGAACAAGAAAAAGTACAAGTTAAGGTTGTTGCAGACGATAGTCCAGCACCTACAAAACAAGAACAAGAAGCTGCTGTATTAGATAAAGCAGTAGAAACTGGGGAAGTTGCATCTGAATACGGCTTACAAGACGATGGCGTTTATAAAGTCAATTTAGATAAACCTCCTGTACAAAAAGAAGAAAAAGATGCCATACCAAGGGAAACAACTGATAGCCTGCAAGATACAGGAGAAAAAAGACCTGAAAGCGGGGAGACGCCCAAAGTGGCATTGCGGGGACAGTCCGATGAGGAAAATAAAACCCTTGAAACCAAGGAACAAGTATTAAAAGAAAACGACTCACCTTTAGAATTAATTAAAGAAGATGAAGAAGTTGTTGTTAAAGAAGAAGAGCCTTCTATAACAAAACAACAAAAAGAAGAAGTTAAGGAAGCTGAAAAACAAATGCTTCCTGAAAACGTAGAAAAGTTAGTTACATTTATGGAAGAAACTGGTGGTTCTTTAGAAGATTATGTTAATCTAAATAGAGACATTAGTAAATACGACAATGTAACGCTTATGCGTGAATATTATAAAAACACAAAACCTCATTTAAACCAAGATGACGTTGAGTTTTTACTCAATAAAAATTTTAGTTATGATGAAGAGGCGGATGATCCGTCAGAAGTTAAAGCTAAACAATTAGCTTTTAAAGAAGAGTTATTTAATGCTCAAAACCACTTTACTACAAGTAAGGAAAAATACTATGCTGATCTTAAGTTAAGAAAGCAAAATGAAGTTGCTCCTGAATATAAAGAGGCTTATGATTATTATAATAACCACAAGCAATTACAAGAAGAAAGTGAAAAACTACAAAAGGATTTTTTAAGTAAAACAGATAAAGTTTTTTCAGACGATTTCAAAGGTTTTGATTTTAGCGTTGGAAAAAATAAATATCGTTTTAAAGTAGATAATCCATTAAAGACTAAAGAATTTCAGTCAGATATAAAGAATTTTGCTAATACCTTTATAGGTAAAGATGGAACTGTTGCAGACGCAAGAGGTTACCATAAAGCATTATTCGCAGGAGCAAATGCAGATAAAATAGCTAATCATTTTTACGAGCAAGGCCGTGCCGATGCTATAAAAGATCAAGCTAAAGCTGCTAAAAATATAGATATGTCTCCGCGATCTGATAACAGTAATGTTATGAGTTCTAGCGGTCAAAAAATTAGAGTAGTTTCTGGCGATGATTCATCAAAATTGCGCATTAAATGGAAATAAATAATTTTTAAAATCAAAACAAATGGCATTTACAGTAGGCATACCAGCCGCTTTACAACCAACCCAGAGCAAAACAATGTATCCTGGGAACTATATCGATTTTACTGATGCAAATTTTGCTCAGTGGGGTCAACAATTTTTACCTGATGTATACGAAAAAGAAGTAGAAAGATATGGAAACAGATCTATCGGTTCTTTCTTACGTATGGTATCAGCGGAGATGCCTTCCACTTCAGATCAAATAATCTGGACTGAGCAAGGTAGATTACACACACGTTACGCTAATGTTATTCCTTTAGGAAATCAAGGCGTATTACCAGGTGGAGCTGTTGCAGGAGCAATTGTAGCAGGAGCATCAGGTACAGCGCTTAACTTTAGTGTGCCAACTGCACAACCAAGAAGCACAGGAATTACTACAGATAAAACTGAGCCTGTAAACTTTAGAGTAGGAGAAACAGTGATGGTACAGACTCAAACTTCAGCTACTTCAGCTGTTGGTGGAACTGGCGAAGTAATCAAAGGGGTTGTTACTGCAGTAGCAGGACAAAACTTTCAGATTAAATGTTATGTTGCTCATGGTGGTATTTTAATAGCAAGCAGAGTAACAGCTATATCTTATGGATCAGAATTTGCTAAAGGTACAGGTACTTTTACAGAGTCTTTAAATCCTAGCTATGCTACATTTACAAACTCACCTATTATCTTAAAAGAAAACTATGCAATCAATGGTTCTGACACAGCTCAGATCGGTTGGATTGAAGTTACTTCTGAGAATGGTGCTAGTGGATATTTATGGTACATGAAGTCTGAACACGAAAATAGATTACGTTGGGAAGATTACATCGAAATGTCTATGGTTGAAGGTGTTCTTAAAACAGGTGGACAAGGTGGTGCTAACGGAATAGCTTTAGGCTATACTGCAGGCGCTAGTTCAATCACTGTTGGTGGAACTAATCAAAATGCTAAAGGTACTGAAGGTTTCTTTGCTGCTCTTGAAGCGCGTGGAAATGTATATCAAGGATTTGGATCTCAAGCAGCTGCAGGTGCAGGTGGTGGAGCATTAACAGATTTTGATGCAGTACTTAAGCAATTAGACAAGCAAGGAGCTATTGAAGAAAACATGCTTTTCTTAAATCGTGAACTTTCTTTAGAGATTGATGACATTCTTGCTATGCAAAATGGTGCATATCCAGGCGCAGCAGGTGTTGCTCATGGTACATCTTATGGTGTATTTAACAACAGTGCTGACATGGCATTAAATCTTGGATTTACAGGATATCGCAGAGGATCTTATGACTTTTACAAAACTGACTGGAAATATTTAAATGACTGGTCAACTCGTGGAGGTTTTGGTGATGTTGAAGGTGTATTAGTACCAGCAGGAACTTCTACAGTTTACGATCAGCAATTAGGTCAAAATATCAAGCGACCATTCTTACACATTCGTTATAGAGCTTCAGAAACTGAAAACAGAAAAAATAAATCTTGGATTACAGGATCTGTTGGAACTTCTAGCCCTACAACTGATATTGATGAAATGAGAGTTATCTACTTAAGTGAAAGATGTCTTATTACTCAAGCTGCAAATAACTTCGTGTTATTCAAAGCTTAATATTTTTTAACTATAGGATACGGGCTCTTCGGAGCCCAGTATTCTTATTTTATATTATTTTATTATGAAAACAAAAGTACAAAGCCCAGAAAAGAAATGGGAATTGAAAGATAGAGTATATGTATTAAAAGGAGATATGTCACCTATAACATATACAATACAAACTAGACACACCCCAAGAAAACCTTTGTTATATTGGGATGAAGAAAAAGGAATGAATAGAGAATTAAGATTAGCTTCTAATCAAAAATCTTTATTTGTTGATGAACAAGATGGTTATTCTACATTACAGCATTTAATATTTCAAGATGGAGTATTAAACGTGCCTAGAACAGAACCTTTAATACAAAAGTTATTATCTATATATCATCCAAGAAAAATTTGGGACGAAATAGATGATCAAATAATAGCTGAAGATGAAATAGAAGATTTAGAATTTGAACTAGAAGCTTTAAATCTAGTAAGAACTTTAGATATATCACATTTAGAAGCTATAATGAGAACTGAATTAGGTTCTAGTGTATCTACATTATCATCTAAAGAATTAAAAAGAGATGCATATCGTTTTGCTAGACATAGTCCAGCATTATTTATAGAACTTTCTGAAGATGAAGATATAACTTTAAGGAACTTAGCTAACAGAGCTGTTGAATCTGGTATTTTAGAATTAACAGAGGATAACACTGTGTTTAAGTTTCCTAATGGTAAAAAAGTAATGACAGTACCATTTGATCAACATCCTTACGGTGCATTAGCACAATACTTTAAAACAGACGAAGGAGTTGATTTAATGAAATCAATTACTAAAAAGCTTTCATAGCTTACCTGATGTAAGGTGAGAAATTAACCTTACATCAACAAATTAATATAAAAGTAAATAAATGGTAAATATAAACAATGTATACCAATCTGTTCTTGTTATAACAAACAAAGATAATCGTGGTTATATAACGCCTGAGGAATTTAACAGATTAGCTGAACAAGCTCAAAATGAAATATTCGCAAGTTATTTTGTGAGAGAAGCAGGTTATGAGTTAAATGCTTTTTTAACAAGTGATTTTTCTGATCCTAATACTTATTTAGCAGAAAAAATAAACGTGTTTTATAAAGACGGTACACTTACTCATTCTAATGGTGAATTTGCATATCCTGCTGATCTATATAGAGTAGGTGTAGTATCTGTAGATAACGTTGTAGCAGATAGAGCTTCACATGAAGAAGTTAAATACATTAATTTATCACCATTAACAGCACCAGTAAAAACACAGCCCGTGTATTCATTAACAAACACGGGTGTTGTTGTTTACCCTTCAACAGTAACATCTGGTGTAAAGTTAGATTACTTAAGACAAACAATTAGACCTAAATGGGGTTATGTACTTCAAGGTACAATACCTTACTATGATCCTACTGTATTTGATCCAGCTACTGATAGTTACGATGTAGTAGCTAAATCTTATAATTTTGATTTACATCCTTCAGAAGAAAACAATTTAGTTGTTAAAATACTTAACTACGCTGGAGTTGTTATAAAACAAGGAGATGTAACTGGATTTGCACAAGGTAAAGAACAACAAAACGCAGCAACTGAACAATAATGGCAATATCAAGAAGACCTTTAGATGTAGATAATTATTCCGCTTTAGATGGTGGCAATGGATTAGCAGTCCCTGGATATTACAGGAGAACAAACTTAAACGATATAATAAACAATTTTATTGTAGCATATATTGGTGATGGTAAAATTCTTACTCAGGTTCCTAGATATGAAGTAGCTTTCTTTGCTCAAAAAGCGGTACAAGAATTTAGTTATGATGTATTTCACTCTGAAAAAGCTTTAGAAATACAATTAAGTTCTTTAAGACAAATGTCTTTGCCGTCAGACTATGTTAATTACATAAGTATAAAATGGACAGATGCTAGTGGAGTACAAAGAACAATACTACCAAGTACAACAACACAAGCTAATCAAGGCGTTGCACAAGATGAAAACTATCATTACTTATATGATAATGATGGTAATATAATATTTGCAGAAACATCTGAAACAATAGATAGATATAAATCTAATAATCCAGAAGAAAATCAAGAACTTGCAAGTACATATTATTATGGATATTTTGATGTGCCTAATTACTTTGGCTACTTTGGAGGTCGTTATGGTTTAACACCTCAATATGCTAATATAAATGGTACATGTGTTATAGATTTAAATGCAGGTCAAATATATTTTCCATCAACAATACCTCAAGAC